GGCGCGCCGGTGTAGCCTGCGTATTGGTTCCTGGCCGCGTCAATCAACGCTTGCTGTAAGCCTTGCTGCATCATGCCGTCGCGCATTTGGTTTGTCTGAATTGTCTGGCCAATGTTAAACGCTTGGTTTCCCAATCCCGCCATTTGACTGGCTGCGCCAAGGCGTGTCGCCATTGCGTTATTGCGGTTGCCCACATCAAACTGAGCCGCGCCGAGCGCCGTGTTGAACCCTTGGTTCCGCAACCCGCCAACGGCGTCAATTGCTTTTTGCGCGTACAGTCCGCGCGTTTCTGCGCCCTCAATGCCGTGCCTTGATCCGCCAAAGGCGTTGGCCGCAAGGTCGCGCAGCGTGCGATCAACAACTTGCCGCTCGTATGGGTTTTGATACGACCCCATCAGATTAGACGCCTGCATCGGCTGGTATTGCATGCCCTGCGCAGTGGTGCCCATTGCGCCCTGCAGTGCGCCGGATGCCGCTTGATTTACGTTAAACGGCTGGCCGCCAATGCCGCCTTTACCAAGGCCCGCCGGAGCTGTGCCCGTGCCATTGTTTGCCAACGTTGGTTGTCCGCCGCCGTATCCGCCTGGAGCTGCCATTATACTACCTCCGCTTTGCGTTTGATGAACGTCTTGCCGACTGCGAGACTTAACGGCTCACCAACCGCCATGATGAATTTGCCGAATAGATTGCCCTTGTGTTTCTTGGGCCGCATTTCGTGCGCCATTTGCTCTGCCCACGCTCTGACAATCGGCCAGAGTATTGCCCGCAACGCCTTGCTTAAAATGCCGTCGCGCTGAATAAAACGCGCCACGGGCGACGCCCACATGCGGTATCCATCCAATAATTCGGGGCAGGATCTTTTCAGCCTGACGCCGTACCTTTTGTCTAGCATCCAGATCTCGTCCGACAGATAGCCGAGATTGCAATAAGCAGTGCATAAGACCGTGCCGTCGCCCGGTGAGCCTTGGCCCTCGCGGCCATCGCCAATGTTTAACGCGCGGGTTATCACGTTGCCGGCGGGGTCTATATTGACCGGCCCCAGCTCTGGAATTGCGTTAAGCGGTTGATTGAATTGATACGTCGTGTGGTCAGACGTGTCCGTGTAGTTATCCTGATCTGCGCCCGCCGAGGTGGCCGGCCCAGCGTATTGTATCGCTGGGGCAGGGGGTCGATACGCTTCAACCGTATTGCCGAATAGCGCGTTATATTGCGCGGCCTGCTCTGGATTGGCCTCGGTGTAAGCGTCAACCGCGTCTTGATAAATAGGCTGTGAGGAATAGCCCCGCACGCCATTGGCGTACTCGGTTGGTGCGTCCATCAAACTGTTTTGCGTCGGCACTGCGAGGCCAAACGCATTTGCGGCGCTGGCGTTATTTTCCATCGCCGTTTCCTGCAGCGGCGTCAGGGCCGCCACGTCAGGGCCATAATATGGCTGATACCCTAATTGGCCAACTTGCGCCGCGCGCTGCAAATTCTGTTGCGCGTAATGATTAATATACTCTGGTATCGTTGTTTGTTGCGTTTGAGTGCCGCCCTTGCCACCGCTCATTATATTTCCTTCACATAGCTCTGGTGAAGCGGCTTCCAGCCGTGTTCCGCCAGTGGTTTTTTCCAGCCAAATCGGCCTGTCATTGTTAATGCGCTGCAGCCCTGCGCCTTGGCCCAGGCAACTACGTCAGTGTGCATGCCCATGATTTCGGGCAATGTGCCGCCGCCGAGAAACACGTTGCACACCTTTGTGCGCGGATATGTGATTAACTCAGTCACCAAGCATGAATCTTTCGCCGGCCAGAGCTGCATGGTGCCTTTGTAGATACCCTCGCAGACGTCAATCCAATCGTGCGTGCCACCGCTATATTTCAAGGCGGCCTCGATCCAAGGTTTGCAGCGTTCCAGCTCTTCGTTCACCAAGCACCCCCAGTTAGCGCAGCCCGCGACCAAATATTTGTTGAGCCGTCGTGCGCCGCCGTGCAGACGTAAATGTGTGTTGTGCTGACGGCCACCATGCCAGCGGTATCGCCGGCAGCGCCAACGCTCGACGTTGGCACGGCGCGTTTAATGATTACCTCGCGAAATGCATCGCCCGCCGAAACAACGGGATAACCAGCGCGCGACCACATCATAATGCCGTCATCTCTGGCGCTTTCGTTGCCTGTCTGCTGCACCAGATTTGACTTGTTTTGGCTTAAAAACGCGGTGACGCGGTTGGCCCAAATACGCCAATCGCTGCCGTAGGGTTGCGGAACGCGATACTGCTCCATTAGCGGCGGCCCCCGGCAACAACGTCCAGCCGGTTAATTCCAACGCGCCAATCAGCCAGACGCGCGCCGGTCAGGCGCATCCGCATTTGACGGCCAGTAAATCGCAGGGACGTTGGGTTGCTCATGCTGTACGGGCCATACGTCCGCTCTGTGCCATTCGGCGCGAAACGCGTTTTAAACGTGGCTGTGACGTCGCCCTGCGTCTTTTCATCGGGCAGCATTTCGGTAACGCTGGCCACCTTATCGCCGGACCCCAGCATAATCGGGCCAGTTTCGGCAAACGGCGTCAAGCCGCTATACGCAAAACTTACCTCATGCTCGTAGATTTTTTTATCCGTGGGGTCGCACATCATTGGCAACGCAAATGCGCCGGCGTCAGCCCCGGCAGTGCGGGCAAGCTGGCCAATGTACCACGTATTTTCAACATAATTATATACGACATATCTGTCATTTTCAGTGCTGGACGCTGACGGGTAAAACCAGAATATCTCACCAAACCCCTGCAACGGCATGGCAAATGTCTTGCCAATTTGTGCACGGTTAATATCGCTAAATACATAGTCCGCCACGTCGCACGGCAGCTCTTGCACGTTATTCCCAGTGAATGCGTAAAAGCTGTTTAGCCCCATCCAAAAAACGCCAGCATCAACGCTGGCATAGGCCAAATGCGCGGCCAAACCGCAGCTCGCCCCAACTTGGTCTATGCCGAAAACGTAGGGCGGCCCCAAATATGTTGCACTATGGGCGTCTGTGCTGGTCAGGATTAACGTCTGGCCTTGTGCTCGAACGCCGGCCATAATTTTGCCGGTGGTCTGCAGCGTCAGGTCGCCTGCCTCGTTTGTCGCGCTTGGCGTCCAAACTGTATTGTTCTCGCGGTCACACCACTGCACTTTTCGGCTGTTGCCGCCTGCGCCGAGCGCCAATAAAAAACGCTCCTCAGTCACAACAATACTTTGATTGTTTGCTGGGGCGTTGCTTAACACAGCGGCCACTGCACTTGCGTTTAGCTGCCATTCGTAAATCTTGCCGTCATCACGATTGCACGCAACTAGGTATTCGCCCCACGGCTGCATCGCCCAACTTGTCGCCGGCTCAATGCGCGTTGATTCAACCCGTGGCGTGCCGTAGTATTCTTGCCCGTACAAACCGCCGCCGTAGCCAGTTGAGGCCGCCGCATCCTCGCGGCCTGCGGATAGGCCCACTGGGGTTATGTCTGATTGAGCGCCCAGCGTGTTATAAGCGTATAATTTGTTATATGTGCCGATTGCGATGCGTTGGTCCGCACTATTATCTGACCACGCCATCATGCCTCGCACTTTGGCGGCGGCAGCCGTGTCAGAACGAGTGCGCCACCCGCCGAGCGGGCGCATTGTGCCGTCAACCCAGCGCACCAAATTAGTGTCGCGCCAACGGCCCACAGATTGCAAATCTGTACCGTTACGATAGACGCCAGGCGGTATATTAATATCAATTAAAGCCATAGGCACAACATGTTGTTACAGACGCGAAAATATTACCACATGTTGTGGTGAATGCCAAAAAAGCGGCTATGGCTCGTTGGGCCATGTGATGTTGCTGGGAAATCCTGCCTGTGCTGGCACGTCACGCAATGCTTGTCTGTAGGTGCGCCATGAACTTTGGCTAACTGGCGAGTCAACAACCTGCGTCCAATCTGAGGCGGCAAGCAAACTATCTCGCTTAGCCCTGACCGCTACATCCAATCGATCCGCCACAGGCTGTTCAACAGGAATATCCTCTAAAATCCACGCTACGCCGTTCCACTTAGCTTGTTGACCGATTTTAGTGAATGGCGGGGCAGTTCTTACACAACCCGCTGGGATAAGCCAATTAGTGTTATCCAAAGGGTCTTGGTCTGCGACTGTAGTGCCTACGAAAACACCATTCAAATCGGTTTGATATACATTCATATCTGTGTCTCCTTAGTGTTTGATGCAAGCCAGCAGGGCTATGTTGCGTGGACGAGTTTCCGTGCCACCTGTCGGCCCACTCGACCCTGAGTTAGCGACTGAGGTTGTGCTGTGTTGGTTATAAAGGTGTCCGGGGTATCTGCTATTCGGTATAGCATTAATACTACCAGCATCGGCGCTGCTGAACATATTGTGAGTGTGACTCTTAAACGCGTCTGCTTGCGCCGAACCAAATGCCCGACTGCTATCAACACCACGACTATCATCCCAACCTCTAGGAAACTCACCACGAAGGTCAGGGAGGTTAAAAGTACTAGAACCATCTCCCGCGCCAAATGTAGTGCCTATTGCCGTAAATAAAGCAGAATAAGTGGAACGTGAAACGGCTGCACCATTGGCTTTCAAAAAACCAGAAGGTGCAGTGTTAGCTGCGTGGTAAATTACTGCGCCCGTAGGCACAGGCGTGCTTACTGCCGCTGGGGCTGCATAGCTTATGTCAGTGCCATCGCCAGTAAGCACGCCTGTGCCAATGGGCAAAGCTGTCGGGTCGCCGTTTGCATTGCCATAGATAATCGACCCGCGCGTCAAGCCTGCCATCTTCGCAAGCGTAATAGCGTTGTCCTGCACGTCTGCCGTCTCAACCGTGTTGTCGGGCAAGCTGGGCGCAACGCTAAACGTCACGGCCCCACCGTTTGCAATCGTCATCGCCGCGTCGCCGTCAGTAAATTTAATTTCTGCCGTTTGGATGATTGGCGAGGTCAGGCTTGTTGAGCCTGTTAGCGTGGTGCCAGATATTGCGGCAGGCGTTGCGCCGCCAATAACCGCGCCGTCAATTGTGCCACTGTTTATGTCGATGCCAGTGACGGCTGTGCCGCCGCCTAAAATTGAGTCAATGCTGTCCAAACCGGCGTTGATTTTGGTGCCCCAAGAGTTTTCACTAGCCCCAACCTCTGGCTTGACCAAGCTGTAATTTGTTGTGTTCGTATCGGCCATTTCGTTACCTCAGATTTATGCGGCAGTTTGCCAGATTTCCGCCGGCGTCTCAACATTGCCGCCGGACTGCGGGGTCCAGATGTCAGCGTCGGACACGGCAGAAACTTGGTTCCACAAATATGACCCGGTTGCTGTCATTGACGCGCTGGCCGACAATGTTGCGGAGCTGTCTACATTTGTGCCGCCAATCGCGCCTGTTGATGCCGCCGCCGTAATATTTGCCGCGCCAGCATACAACATATTGGCCGCGCCACTGACGGTGGCGGTGCCTGCGATTTGTGCCTCGCCGGTGCGAGCGCGGAAAGCTGTGGCGGTGGCCGTTGCTGCC